AACCTTCCGTTTGTAGTTTGATAAACCTACCTTCACAATTCTTAACAACATTCTCGCTGACGGTTACTTGTGATCTTTTATAATCAGAAGCGGAATTATGACTAAACACAACGATACCATCAGCGTCTGCATCATCGCTTGCGAACTGCGTTACATCTCTAACGGTGTTATTAACTACATTTGAGTTTTCAAAACCTGTTACAACAACCCCTTGGCAAACGCCCGATACGGAGCGACTAACACCTTGTACTATACAATTCTCAACCGTAGCCTTAGAACCCCAGCCTGTGCTTGATACTTGGATGCCTTTAGCACTTGTCGTTGATAGTTGCTTACAGTTGTATACACGACACCCTTCAACTACTGCTATATCCATAGCTCCTGAGTTATTATTGACTCGGATACCTACAGAAACTTTATCGTTACATTGCACTTCTAAACCACGAACAATACAGGTTTTTAAATTAGCTGATTGTAACAATAAACCGTAAGAAGCGGAAACTGATGGATTAACATTTAGAACAGCACCAGCGTCTGCTATTACCTGTATGTTTATTTCATCTGTTGATGAGCTATCAAAACCAACATAATCAGTTACTGTATAAGTACCAGCTGGAAAGTAAACCGTACCACCTCCAGCGTTAAAAGCAGCAGTAAAAGCTAAGTTAATAGCCGTCCTATTATCAGCACTTGCTGGATCAGCTCCGTAGTCCAACACATTAACAACATCAGCAAACCTGTTAGCAAGACTCCTAGCTGTGGTTGAACCTGTAGCTGTAGGTGAGTTTAAGTCTCTTGTCCAATCCGCTAGGGTTTTAGTGACAGCTGTACCCGTTGCCGTGACTTCGACACTATTAACGTCTTGTGCTGTACCTGTAGCAATAACAACGATCTCTGCATTCGTAGGAGGAGCTGATGTAAAAGTGATAGTTGATGCTCCACTGTTTATAGTGTATGCATCATCAGGAGTCTGTAACACACCGTCAATCGCCACACGAAACGCAGAAGCCGTACCTGTCTGCGGTGTAAAGCTAAGATTAAATTGGTCAGCAGTACCGTCGCCTGTGTGTGTAGACTTGTTAAACCCGCTAAGACTTGTACCACTTAGTGCTAACTTATCGTCTACATAGTCCTTATTAGCTGCGTCTGTAGAGTTAGTAGGAGGTGCAAGATTAACAATCTTATTAAAGTTAGCGTTAAAGTTAGTTGTACCTTCTAGGATTTGTAAGCTAGATGTATTACCCTCAAAGGCTTCTTCATTCAAATAACGATTGTGGCGGTAAGCTAAGTCTAACTCGTTTTCCGTCAGCACCGATCCGTTCTCAAAATCTACAATATTAACTGCTGGATCGCTGTTTCTTCTAACACGGACGACTTGGCCCGTCGTAGCTCCAGTGTTTAGTACGATTTTAGTGGAGGGCGTTGTAACAATAGAAAACGCTGAAGTAGCCTCTCCGTCTATAAACACTTCGACGTGTTCGTCTTCTAAATAGTCAAAGGAAAAAGCAAAGTCAGTCTGTCCTGCTGTTGCTGTGTAGTCTACGTAGGTGTTAGCCATGATGTTATATTATTACTTATTGAGCGAGGAGTTCAAGCACATCTTCTGTTCTTTGTGTTCTCTTTCCTCTTCTAACTTCTTGTTGTAGTCTCATTATCTCAGGAAACTCTTTCAACATTTCTAGTTTAGCTTTCTGTCTATAGCGTCCTATTACTCTACGTAAATAATCAACACGAGGACTAGGAAGGCCGCTAAAAGACTGAGGATCAAGTGCTTTGTATTGCTTGGAGTTTATAAGCTTAGTTAGTGCTTGTCTTAATGTAAGATTGTTTATTTTAACTTTTGAATGTAGTTCTAGCCATCTATCGTATGCACTTCTATCATTAGGTCCGTCGTAGTTAGTTAAATCAATAAGACCTTCTAGTTTAGCACTAGGTGCAGAGAAACCGTGTGCAACATTAGCTAGTTCCGTTAATACAGGATCGTCTTTCTTGCTGCCCCACATTATAGGGTTTAAAGGATTAATAATACCAGCAGCACCTTCAAAGTATTCTTGTACAACAGGTTCGCCAAGTGGATTACGTTTTAAGTCCATAGCCACGCCCGGTATTCGTTTAGCTATAACATCCATAAACGAACGTGTTTCTTTTAACTCTTGGTCTCCTGCTATGGATTGCCCTTGATTAAGTATATTAGGAACAAAACCACCTGCAACACCTCCTAGATATTTTCCGGCACTTGTCGACTCAGGATCAAAGATAAAACTAAAGAACTTATCTATACCTGCTAAATAGGATTTATTGGTAGCGTTTCTAGTCATCGTCAACATACTGGCTGCCATGACTTTCTCAAAGACGTTAGCATCAATACTGTGCATCTTACCGTCTTCTAGTAAGTCAGCCATATCGGCAAACACACCTATCATAGTGGCTACAGGGTCTAATCTTTGATAACTAATCCACTTGTCACCCACCCTAATACTGTATGGCATATTACCCGCAGCTTGCCACGCTTGTCGTTGTTTAAAATCTTTAGGTCCACCCCCATTAATGCGATCTTTATACATACTAACTACTGAAGCTATAGCTGTAGTCATTATTGTACCAGTAGCCAATCTACCACGTGCTTCCGCTCTAGTTAACAAATCAGGAGTACCATCAGGTTTAACAGCTACCATTTGCTCCATTAAAGACTTACGTGTTTTTTCCAACGCAGGAGCTTTGCCTTTCATTAGTGCGTCTATCTTATTTTTATACTCACCGCCCATTGCATACTTAGCTAAGTTATAACCAGCTTCCGCAGGTGCTAATACTCTACTAAAAGAGAACTTTAATATGTTGGTAGGAGTACGAATGAAGGGTGCAACTATAAAAGCAAACGGAACACCATTAACAAAACTTTGTAGTTTTTGCATACTTTTACCTAACTGACCACTGAAAGTAACTTCGTCTGCTGATCTAATATTAGGATCAACCCAATCACGTGCTAGTTGTTCTAATGCCATGAAGTCGTTATCTCTTGTCTCTGTTCCTACTAGCTGTTGTTGTCTAGCTATTTCAGCGACTTCCTGTTGCCTTCCTTCCACATATTCCGCAATGGCTTTTTCTCTGTCAGCAGGTGTAGCAAATTGTTCAGGTTTAAAAGTTTCGTTTGCTTCTTTAATTAAATTAGACTGTGAGAAGTTTCTGTTAGACCTTGTTATCAAAGCATTCAACGAATCCGTTACATACTCAGCTACTTTTTCGCTGTCCTTTATACCTAACTCATAAGCTTTCAGCGTTAACTGTGCAACAGCTCTAGTTTTGTACTCGTTAAATTTGTACATCTGATCGACAGACGTATTGAATCGGTTAGGTATTCTAACGGCATTACCAAAGTAATCTATGAACTGCTTGATACCGTCGCTTTCTATTTCCTTACCACGCATACGTTCCACGTTCTTTGCCGTTATAGAACCGATACTTCCACCAGTTTGCTCAACAAAAGCTGAACCAGCATCTCCTATATAGTGGTCGCCACTTTTCCAAGCATTAAGCATAAACCTTACGAGATCTTTCAACTGCATACCTTGTGCCCAAGAATTAACAACAGCTTGTTTAACTTCAGGTCCAGCACTAAACCAACCACCTATATATCTTTCAAAGTTCTTTATTGAAGACGATAACGCACCCCCCAAAGCATTGACTGTTAAAGTACGTGGTCCCCACATCAAAGAGTTCTTGTAATACTCCTGCACCATATCCATGAACTTACCGCCTTCTGCACCTCTGACAGTTTTGTTCATAGCTATAATAGTATTCCACAGATCATCACCGTTACCATTCTTAGCCAGTAGTATATTTTCAACAATATTATCTACAGTCATACCACCTCTTTTATTTAGGTAGTCTTGGCGTAGCTTAGTATCGGATATTTCTCTTTCGCTTAGACCAATCTTAACACCCATCTGCCTAGATTTAAGACCCCTACCAAAACCACTGGCTAAACCTGATTGACTAGCTTGTATGTGTAGTTGTTGTTCTATTAAAGTTTTCAAACGAGCTTCAGTCATCTCCAACTCGTCTTCACTTACTTTTCCTTTGGTGTTCTTGTATTGTTCAGCTACATCCAATATTTCTTTACCGTTAGCTGTTAACATAGCTTCCAAAGCTTTCATACGTGCTGTTATACGAAACAACTCCTGTTTGTCTTTAGACGCTTGTTGTACCAATGAGTTCAACATCTTTCCATCCGAACCCATTGCGTCAGCTAGTTCATTAACTACTCCTTCGTCTAGCATCTCTTGACTCATCTTAGCCATCTTAGTGCTATCTTGTAGTAGTTTATTTGCAGTCTGTTCTGCTACTCCTGCTAACTCTTGTGGGTACATACCTTTAGGAAGCTTACCCATCGTCTTAACTAAACCAGTCAATGATTGCTTTCCCCCAACTCTAAAAGTAGGAACATCAACGTCCTTGACTAAATCATCAACAATATCGGTAGGCTTTAAATCAGGTAGATCAGCAAACCTTTTACCAAAGTCTAACGGCATCTCTGAACGCTTAGTTACGTTACGCTGTTTAAGAAAGTCGTTGAATATCTTTTGTCTTTGGTCGATACCTAGCTTCGCCTTTAAAGAAGCAAACATATCTTTAAGCATTATAGCTACTTCTTGTGCAATTCTTTTTAATGTACCACTAGGTGCTAAATCTGCTTCATCTAATCTTTTCAGAAAAGAGTCAGTCATTTCTTCCGCAAAGTATTCGTCTAAATCTTTAAAACGATAATTATCAGAAGTGTATTTACCCTCTAAGAATCTTTTTAACTCACGTGGTATTTCTCTTTTTAACAACGACGAAGGGTCAACACCCTCTTCCAACTCCACACCAAAACCTCTAATGTAGTCTTCTCTAGCTTTTTGAAACTGTTTACTTAAAGCATCTACATCAGTCTTTGGTAAATAACGACTAAGACCGTGCCACAACTCGTGGATCATAGTACGTTTAATACCACCTTCTTCTATTACGGACTGTCTTATTTGTAATAGATTATTACCAAAGTTATAACGACCAGCAGATGGTATCTTATTTGTTATTGATAACGAAACGTCGCCAAACAAACGTTGACCCATTACATCTATAAACTTCTCTACATCAGCTACGTCTTGTGCGTCTGCTCCCTTCACTGGGAACTTCTTCATCAACCTCTTTTTTAAAGTGTCAGCTCCTTTAGGAATAATATCCATCATCCCTTCTTCTTCGTAGGTCTTAAATGGACGTGGTCTTAGCTCAATAGCTTCTTCTAAATTTTCAACAGTGTTTTCGACCGTCTCTAGTTTTTCTTGTAGATCAACAGGTTGTCTCGCACGAAATGCAGGTAACTCCGAAAACGGTCTATCTTTTCTTCCTAAGAAGTCTCTAGGGTCTTCTCCCAATCCTATGAATTCATCAACTAACCGTTCTTCAGGGAAGTTTAAAGTGTCAGCTATTTCCCTTAATGAATAACCGTCAGTCCACATTTCTATAGCACTACTTAAAGCAATACGTTCAGCTCGCTCCGCAGCAGCCTTCGGTTCTCCTAGAATAAAACCAGTATCCTTCCTTCCTTTTATAAAGTCTCTAGGGTCTTCTCCTAAACCGATAAACTCGTTTTCTATAAAGTCTTGAGGTAAATTAACAGTTTTTGATATTTCTTTAGTAGAGTAACCTTCATCCCACATACGAAGAGCAGTGTTCATTC